CTAAAGAACAATAATGTTCCTTATCGAAATACTAGAAACAAACCAAGAGGAAATCTATAATGGCTATCGTAAAAAATGTTGAACTGTGGTGGGTAAAAGTTGATGCAGAGCGTCCTGTAAAGAACGTGGATCCTAGCAAGCCAGACTACTGGGAAGTACAGCTTCGTACCACTGATAAGGCCGCAGCAGCAGCTTATGCCAAAGAAAGCATTAACTTCAAACCGCTAAAGCGCATTGTTAAAGATGCTAGTGGCCAACCGATGTTGGATGACTTTAACGAGAAAGTTCGTGAAGTTGTTAAGTGTGAGAAAACAGGTAAACCTTACTTCTCTGTTAATGTTCGTAAGAAAGTAACTAAGGCGGATGGGTCTGCACAAAACCCTGTACAACTAGTTGGTGGCGATCTCACACCAATCAACGCAAAGGAAGTTGGTAACGGTTCTGTTGCTAACGTTCGTTTGTTCCAGTATGACTACACCTACCAAGGTAAAGAAGGTCGTGCGAACATGTTGATGGCAATTCAGGTAACTAACCTACTGAAGTATGAGCAAAAGCCACAAGAGGACGCCTTTGAGATGACTGAGATGAAGGTTATTACAATTGGTGATAACCAAGTTAGCGACTCCCTGGACGACAACGACGATCTAGACTTTTAATAGAAACACCTAAGCATGTGTATAAACTGCTTTTATTATCAAATACGGCAACCAAGAGGTAACACTATGACAAACTTTAATAAGATTTACACGAAAAACCGCCGTACAGATGGCAAACTCATCAAGTACACTATCTACAATGCTTCAAAAAACAACAAAGTATTGTTTCGGGGTGAGAGCCACATACTGACTAGAGAAAACATTATTGCATGTAAGCGTGAGGAGATTACAGCAGGGTTATCAGAGGACTACCCTCTAACTAAGGCAACAAGCTGGATGTTAGAAATCGCAATAGCAAAGGCTAACAACGAAGTAATCAAAGTTCGATTTGAAGAAGAGGAGTTGTTTTAATGAAAATTGCCGAGTTAGGATTCTTTCACACTCCTGCCGACTGGGACGAACTCCACAAATGGCTTGATAACTTAGATAGTTCAGAAAAAGCAATGGCTGGTATCGCTGCTGTAATGGCTTGGAACTTGGCAGCAAGCATCACAAATAAGGAGGAAGAAGTATGAACTTACTACGAGGTGTATACCTGGCTGGCCCAATGGCTGGCTTCACTGGTAAAGAAATGAAAGGATGGCGGGACGTTGCCACAGAACAACTAGAGGCAGCTGATGTTCCTTGCCTTGACCCTACTCGCCGTATTAGCTTCCATGAGCAAAGCTTGGATGACAACGGGCTATCAGACAACATCGCTAACCGCATCTTCCGTCAAGACCTTCGTGACATTGCTCGTTGTGAAGTACTCTTGACAGACATGCGAGACCACCCTCACGCTAAAGCACAAGGAACAGCGGCAGAGGTTATGTTCTCACACATGAAGAATAAAATCATCATCATGTTCAAGAACCCAGAAGACAAGTTAAACCCGTTTATGACAGCTATGGCTACTGAAGTGCACGATTCTCTTCAAGACGCTATTGACGCTGCTATCGACTATTCTTTATAAGGAGTACTACAAATGAGATATAAAGGCTTAGAAATTCTTCGGTTCTTTATGATGGACCGAGACAACTTAGACGACCCTCAAGAGATGCTTAACGACCCCTTATTTTACCAACCAGAAGGAGAACCTCATCTTTATATGTCAGCACATTCTATGAGAGACATGATAAACATTGTTGAGTGCATATCTGGACGTATTGGAGGTTACTCTAACCGAATCGTTTGGTATGTGGAGTTATTTCCCCTTACAGGGCAGCTAGTTGAGGTTCTAAACTATAACGACATAGATGATTAAACAAAAGGAGGGCGACTAATGTCTAAACTACTATCTGAAAGAGAACTACTTGGGCTTACTCTTGAGACTATTCTTGGTTGGGCCAAGGAAGAAATAGAACTAAACGAGGGGGTCGAGGAAGACCTTGAGTGGCGCTACGCAGAGATCGTAGACAGCTACTTAGAAAACCTAGAAGCAAAATTGCAAGGAAAATAAAGATCAGCGTATTTGGAATGAAGTAGCAGGAGGTTAACATGCAACAACGTGAAACTTACTATGAAGTTTGGTTAGGGAATCAGCTTGACTTCAGCAGCCCCTCCTTGAAAGTTTGTTTAGACTCAGCTAGAAATGCTCGAAGCAGGGATTACGTAAAAGTATACAAAGTAACCCTATTGGAAGAAGAAGTGGAATACTAAATGAAAGTAGCAGTTTACTGGAACCTACACAAGAAAATCTTCTCAATTCAGTCCCGTGAGACGAGTGATTACGGAAAAGTTATCGCTCATAAAGACTCAGTAGTAGTAGCCCTACCTAAGTTTGTCGTAAGGCAAGCAGGACGAGACCAGGTTTTACAAGACAAAAAGAAAAATGTTCATGCCTTCGTGGTGGGGCATTTAACAGAAGCAAGGTTTCTTTCTTCTGGCAACCCTTTCCTTGTATCCTATAATCCCTACAAAAACAACAGCTTTGTGTTAGCTGACACTAAAGAAGAGATCCTCTCTGCAGCAGTAGCTGTTTTGAGTATGCAAGGAAGACACCCAATTATAGAGGCGTATGTATAATGTTAAAACTAAAAGGTTTGAAGTTAGATGATCTGTTTGAAGAGCGAACCGCTATACTAGAGTATGATGCTGGTTTTAGTCGTTATGATGCTGAACAAAAGGCAGCTCAGGCGATGGGATTCGCTAACAAGGCAGAACTTAAAATGAAAGTACAGGAGCTTAAGGCAGGAGAGTACAATGACGCCAACATATAAGGTTTTTGACAAGACAGGAGAAGCAATTCTTATAACAGATAGTTTTCAAGGTGCAATAGACATGTGGAGTAGTTTACTCCCAAGCTCTATGGTCTATGCTGTTGCAGGTAAGAAGGCAGAGTATCTGAAATCAAGAGAATCAATTAAACAATGGGCGGACTGGCTAATGCTAAACAACTACAACCGAGTGGAACGTCGTATTATGAATGAACTTATGCAACAAGAGGAAGATGGCATGAAGATTGTTGAACCAGAAACAGGTAACTTTGGTTATATGGAGTACCTTGCTAAAGAAGACAGCTTCCGTGATGAAATACCTGCCTTAATGGGTAAGGTGTTTGGTGGGGATAAGGCAGCACCAGACTTCCACGGGGACTTCGCTGCAATGGATAAGTGTACTCAAGATCAGATTATCAACCCAAAGCATTATAAAGACATATTGCCAGGATATGAGTATATGCAGATGATGGAGCATATACTTGGCAGTGAGGGGGTTAAGGCGCATCTCAAGGGCCAGATCTGGAAGTATCTGTGCCGTCTAGGGTCGAAGGATTCGGAGACACAAGAACTTGGAAAGATAATTTGGTATTCAGAGTATTTAAAAGATTACTTGGAAAGGGAAGCAAATGGGCAGACACCATATAATCCCGAAACACCTAGGGGGTGAGGCATCTGAAGTTACTGGAATTCCAAGAAGTACAATACAGAGTAGAATCAGACGAAAAAGGATATATCAACGATGACTACTTATACTCATGATTACGATATTGTGTTTTCAGTCAAAGGATCAACTGACTGCGATGCAAAAGATGTTACGCCGGAGATGATAAGGGAAGCACTGCTGGAGCGTATAGCAAAGCTCCAATTCCAAGATTGGAGAGCGGGTTGCGAACTACTAGGCTCTTATGACGAGGAAGATTACACTGACGTAGGTGGTCGAGAAGAAGTATGGCCTGATTTTGTGAATGGAGATCTAGTATGATTAGCCAAGAAGATATTGATGCGTTTAAGGAGAACGAGTTAGTGAGAGTTAAATACCTTATACTTAAAGATGACGGCTACGATGGTTGGAATATTCACTACTGTGACAGCAAGGAAGAGCTTGGGGAAGCACTTTGGGCTACTGATTATATGCACTTTATCTTCCCCATAAGAGATATAGAAGTTTACGAGGTTACTCGTGAGCTAACCGTTCAAGAGTTGTTAGAGATTAAAGGAAATACAAATGCTAAAGAAAGTTGAGCTAGCCTACATTCGACGTATGGCAAGAATGTACGAACGGTTTGATGACATGCCTAGACGAGCGGCTATTTTTCAAGCCTACAAATCTTATGAGTTTTACAAAGAAGCAGAAGTGGAGATCAACGATGAACAACAACAACGTAACGTTTGAAGAGCTTAACAACGTAACCTTTGACATGGAGGGTAAAGACTACACTCACCTTGCAGAGTCACTTGAACACTGGGCTTCAATGTTTTTCGAAGGAGCTATCTCTGATGAGTACTCAGAACAACTCACCTACTTGTTGTTTAACATGGCAAAAGAAATGCGAAACTTAACTGAGTAAACAGAAACTAACAAGTAATCTAGGAGAAACTTATGAAACTTGTAATTGACATTGAGGCTAACGGCCTCTTACCAACAGTATCTAAATTCCACTGTGCAGGGGCTATCGATGTAGACACAGGGCAAGAGTATTGGTTTAGGGATCATGAGCTTGCAGAGTTCCTTGTTCTGTTAGACAGAGCAGAAGTTATTGTAGCACATAATGCGTTGGGGTATGACATCCCAGCGCTAAACATTCTCTCTAAGAAGTACTACAATAAACCTTGGGAACCAAAGGCAGTAGTCCAGTGTACCAAGGTAATGTCTCAAGTCCTTAACTACCGTCGCTTTGGCTTTGGCCACAGCTTAAAGCTTTGGGGAAACTTCTTTGGGGATCAAAAAGGAGACTACACTGGCGGTTGGGAAGAATTTAACGAAGATATGTTTGAGTACATGAAACAGGACGTGCGGCTAGGTACTCGTGTTTACAAGTATCTCATTGAAGAAACAAAAAAGTATGCTGCTGCAGCTGGTTCCAAGAAGATCTTAAAAGCACTTCGCTTAGAAATGGAGATGGACCGTATCATGGTTGAACAATGTCAGGGTGGCTGGCAGTTTGACTTAGCAGCAGCAAAGGAGTTAGTTCAACACGTAGAGTATAAAATGAAGGATATTGAAAACTTCATTAACCCTAAGTTACTTGCAAGAGTAAAGAAAGTAGACAATGACCCGAAATCACCTAAGTTTACAAAGGTTGGAAAACCGCTTGCATGGATGCGTAATTGGTTTCAGCTTGATGATGGCGTCACTGTTGATACTTGCCCTGTCTGGGGAGAGTTTAACAGAATTGAGTTTATTACTGGCGATATCGGCAACACTGATACTGTTAAGAGGTATCTTGATAGTCTTGGATGGAAACCGGACGAGTGGAACTGGAAAAAGATTAACGGACAGTTCATCAAAGTCTCGCCAAAGCTCTCAGACAGTTCCTTGGAAGGACTTGGAGATGTAGGCCAGGCTCTGATGGAGTACTATACTTTGAGGTCTCGTCACTCTATTATGAAAGGTTGGTTTGAGTATGTTGACAAGAAGGGGCGTATTCATGGTGATGTGTTTAACGTAGGTACACCTACCTTTAGACAAACTCACAAGATCATTGCTAACTTGCCAAGTGGCAAAGCAACTCTTGGGCCTGAAATTCGTAAGTTGTTTGTAACAAAACCAGGTTACAAGATTGTTAGCGCTGACTCTGCAGGTTGTCAGCTTAGGCTTCTTGCACACTTTATGAAAGACCCTGACTACACTAGAGAGGTTCTTGAGGGTGACATCCATCAGAAAAACGCCGACGTACTAGGTTGTTCTAGAGCTTTAGCCAAGCCCTTTATTTTTGCTTACCTCTACGGTGCAGGTGGTAAAAAGCTTGGTTCTATTCTTAATGTCTCTGAGAAAGAAGGAACAAAGCTAAAGAACAAGTTCACTAACGCTTTCCCTGAGCTTAAAAAGCTAATCTCAAAAGTTCAGCACATAGCGGAACAACAGGGGTATATCCCTGGCCTAGACGACAGGCCAATCTTTACAGACAGCCAACATAAAGCACTCAACTACTTGATTCAGGGTGCAGAGGCTGTAGTAATGAAAGCTACTGTGGTAATGATCGATCAAAAGCTAAAGGAAGCAAACATTGATTTTAAACACCTACTGTTCTACCACGATGAACATTCAGTAGAAGTTCGAGAAGATCAAACAGAACAAGCACGGGAAATTATTATGGAATGTTTCCGAGAGGCACCTAAACAGTATGGTATTACTATTATGGACTGCGGCGATTGCAACGTCGGCTCAGACTACTTTCAGGTGCATTGATGAGAAATCCACATAAATACAAACATACAGACTTAAAAGTCTTAAACCCAGATAGGGTTCTAAAAGAATGCGTTTCGG